CTCACTGGTATTGGCACCTTCACTGCACCGTACTTCACTGGTATCGCTTCTGGTCCAGTCTTCGAGTTCAGTCTAGGCTACTCTAAGTGGTCTGCTGATCTAGTCGATTCTAAGTGGTCTGTAGATCTGGGCTACTCTAAGTGGGTAATAACCGTGACATATCGTATGTCGTCCTTGTCTGTGGAATATGTTCCGATCAACGTCTCAGCTGAACTGGCTGGCGTTGTGACAGACCCTACACCTTATACGATTCAGGTAGCGACCAAAGCTGGTGGCGTCAACCCTACGTCAGGTGATTGGGCTAATGCTGCGTGGCTTCCGAGTCAGACTGGTCCAATCTACATTGCGGAGTTCCTAGCAGGACCACTCGCTAAGGGTGAATGGGTCGCATGGGCAAAGATCGCTGCCGGTGCTGAACAGGTCGTTAAGGAGGTAGGCACCATAGATGTATACTAGGAGTAATCAACAAGTGCAGGACACACAAAGGCCCTGTGGATTTGACTGTCAAACAGGGCGTGTGGTGTTTCATCGTTACACAATAGGTGACACGCTCTTGCCGATCCAAGAGGCTATGAGCTATAATGGTCACATAGTAGTCTAGAACTAGAGCTGGTGACTGGTGGACGAGCCCGATGCCAACAGGGGACTGAACCGCGTAGACGGTGGGAGCCTTATGGGTATTTCAGTCGCGTACAGCAACGCCATTCGAGCACCAAAGGTTCGGATGTCTAAGCCTGGTAGGGCTGCTGCCCGTCGGAACCTAAAGCCGTTTGGCATGAGCGGCTCTAGAAGGCCAATTAGACCTTCGGATCCGCGACAAAACAACCCTAATGACATTGGTGCCAAAGTAATTCCCCAGGGCCAAGGACCGCTGTGAGGTGGTGAGTTGATGGCACGCTCTAAGAAGGGTAAGGTTCCGTCGCAGTTGGCGCCCTACGTCAAGAAGGCGTCCAAGACGGTAGCTGTTCCCCGGGATCACGTGCCTGCGCATACTTTTGCCTCGTCCACGATGCCACGATCGTCCCGGATGATGCCAACTCGAACGAACCCTGATCCGGACAAAGATGGCGATAACGATCTGTCGGCTTCAGGCGATAAGGACCATGACTACGTCCTACCAGATGGATCGCCGGGACCGAAAGCACGTAAGCAAGCCTCAACGCCTCTTAGGCCCAGAGTGCTTACGCGGAACCGTGAAATGGCAGCGCCGCAGAAGTCGTGTCCCAAGCAGATCATTAAGCCTAGTCATGCTGGCCTATTCACTGCCAAAGCCAAGGCTGCCGGGATGTCTGTTCAGGCGTACGCAGCGAAAGTGTTGGCCAACAAGGGTCAGTACGATACGGCAACAGTTCGTCAGGCGTCCTTTGCGCATGGGTTTGCTAGAGCAGCTGCTAAGACGAACCGGAAGAGTAGCTCGTGAAACTAGAGGTGGTGAATTAATTGCGCTACGGGTACTGGTACGACTTGGCGAAGCTCCGCCTCGACGACTCCGGAAACACTGCAACCTGGGTGCAGGCTATGCCGTTGGGAGCGTACGAACATCCGGTGCATGGTCCGATCGAGATTACGTCGGACAAGGTTCAGCAGTTCGCTCAGAACGTGAAGAGTAACGTTCGTGGGCAGGATCTTGACATCGACTATGATCATAAGGCCAACGGTGGCGAAGCAGCCGGCTGGGTCAAGGACGCCGAGGCACGAAACGACGGTCTTTGGGTCCTTGTCGACTGGACAAAAGATGCGTACCAGAAGCTGAAGAGCAAGGCCTATCGGTACTTTAGTCCGGAATACGCCGACGAGTGGGAGCACCCTAAGACGGGGGAGAAGTACAAGAATGTCTTGTTCGGTGGTGCGCTGACGAATAGGCCATTTCTCAAGGACATTCTAGCTATCAATATGGCAGAGATCATCGGAGGCATTACGCCGCCAGCTCCGGCGCCAACTCCACCGGCCCCGAGCAATCCTAAGCCTTCGGAAGGAGGGCTATCATTTATGGACCCGAAGCAACTGCGGAAGCTCTTGGGGCTGGCAGAGGATGCGTCCGACGAGGACGTGACCAAGAAGCTCACGGAGCGTCTGGCTCAGCCGGCACCACCTGCGCCGAGGGAAGAGCCGCCTGACACTCCTGCGTCGCCTGAAGACGTGGCTGCTCTGATCAGAAACCTGTCGGACGTCGAGGGCAACCCGGCGCTGAAGGCTCTGACAGACCTCGTGCAGGCTCAGCAGAAGCAGCTGAACTCGATGTCGTACGAGCGGCACAAGGAGACGGTCGAGCGTCGCCTTTCGGACCTCGACGTCGAACTGAAGGAGAAGGGCCTTGCGGTCCCGCCTGCTGTGAAGGACCAGCTGCGGGAGATCTTGAACAAGTCGCCCAAGCAACTGGCCGAGCAGGTCTACAACGCCTACAAGCAGACCATTCAGATGGGCCTGATCGATATGACCGAGCGTGGCTGGCAGCGGCGCACGGGCGAGAAGTCCCCGACCGAGCAGTACCTGACGGAAGTCGACCAGATTATGGCCAAGGCGACCGCCGCCAACAGGAAGATGTCGTACGCTGAGGCGGCTATGATGGTTGCTCGGCAGAACCCACAGCTGACTGAGCAGTACCGTCAGGAGAGCTACATCGAGGAAGGAGGAATGAGGTAACGTGCCAGGGTACCGCAAGGTCTGTAAGCGCCGTGGACAAGAAAAGCTTGCGTCGGCGTTTGCGCTTCGCGGTACGAGTGCCGATGGACTCCAGTACTGGTGTAGGAAATGCCATAGCGCCCAAGCGAGGACTGATCCGAACCGACTCGCTCGTACGCGTCAGTACCGTGAAAAGAACCGTGAGCACTTTAGGCTCAGTCGCACCTACGAGTTCAAGAAGCACTATGGTCTGAACGCACAGCGCAATAGCGTTGCGAAAAGGCGCGTTAGGCTTTCAGATAACGGTACATGCGGACACGGCGTTATCTGCGAAAACGTTCAACGTCGAGTTGTTTGGGGTCGAGCTAGTGGGCTATGTAAGGTCAAGCTAGTCTGCGGCGGTGTGTTCGTTCCCTTCGAGGAAATGCATATGGATCACGCAGTCCCTCTAAGTCGCGGCGGACCACACTGTTACCTCAATACACAGAATAGCTGCGAGCCTTGTAACTTGTCGAAGGGTGACAGGACCATGGAAGAACTAGGCTTGAGCCCACAATTCGTCTTCGAAGGAGGCGATTAAAATCGCAGGATCAGACCATCTTCTCTCGAAGGGCTTCCTCCTAGCGCCAGCTGGCTGGCCGACGCTAAATGCCTTCATGGGTCAGAGCGTCAAGATTGCAGCTGGAACAACGCTGGATCCGAACCAGGTAGTACCAACAGCGGCCACCACTGACCGAGCAATTGGTCTTCTCCAGGAGAATATGGACCAGACGAAGATTGCAACTGGTAGGGCCTACGGAAACGTAGCGATTGCTGGTGTTGCCTTTGGGATTGCCGGTGCAGCTATTGTTGCTGGCGCCAGGGTTATGCCCGCCGCCGCGACTGCCGGTCAGCTGCTTACAGCGACTACTACCAACACCGTAGTTGGAATCGCTCTTTCGGCCGCGGGCGCGCAAGGTGACGTCTTCGCCGTCTTGCTCACGCCTGGCGCCAACTTCTAAGGGAGGAGGGAACCTAGTATGCCTGTGTATAGCCCATCCGGGTCAGGAAACGTTCACGTTGATGTCGTCCTGACGAACATCAGCGTTGCTTGGCCGAACGAAGGCCTCGTGGGGGAAATTCTCTTCCCGACGGTTCCGGTGGCTAAGCAGTCTAACAAGTACTACATCTATAACGGCCGTGAGGGCTGGTATCCAGCACTTGACGACAGCCGCGCGCCTGGCGCTGAGGCGAACGAGATCACCGGCATGGTCATGTCGACTGATACGTACTATGCCCAAGAGCATGCGTTGCAGATAGCAGTCACGGACGAAGAGCGCCAGAACGCTGACGTTCCACTGAACCCGGATGTCGATGGTACCGAGATGATCACGTCCCGCGTGGCGCTCGGTAAGGAGTACCGCATTTACCAGAAGGCCGCGGTAGCTTCCAACTTCGCCACTGGCTTGTCTGCTGACCTGAGTGCGTCTCCAGCGGGCTATGGCCCCCAGTGGGACAACAGTGCTACGTCGACGCCGATCAGGGATATTCGCACCGCAACGCGTATGGTTCACAGCGTGTCGTTCCTACAGCCAAACCAGGCAGTTATTCCTTACAAGGTGATGTCTGCGCTCGAGGACAGTCAGGATCTGATCAACCGCATCCAGTACGTGGAACGAGCGATTCTGACTCCTGATCTTGTCGAGAGCCTGCTCGGACTGAACAACGTCGTGGTCCCTGGCTTCGGGTTTGCCTCGAACAACCCCGGTCAAACTCTGACGCTTCAGTACCTCTGGAACAAGGAAGTCGTTCTCGCCTTCAACCCGCCGCGTCCGGGTCTCAAGACGCCAGCCTTTGCCTACGAGTTCGCATGGGGCTTCGGCGGTGGGCAGGACCGCATCGTCGACAGGTGGCGTGAAGAGCGGCGCGCGAGCGATATCGTTCGCCTGCGTCAGCGCTACGACCTTAAGCTGGTGGGTCTAGACGCGAACTCGAAGAGCATCTGCGGGTTCATGTTCTCGAACGCTCTCAGCCTTGGATT